TGTTCAGGAGATTCGTATTCGTGTGAATCTCCGAGCGTGATGATCAACTCTGTGGCCGCCTGTGCAGCCGCTGTGAGAACTGACTCTGATGCGTTTGACGCTGTTGACTTTGGGTGACCTTCAGGTAACAAGTCATTGTCTTGCTTGTAGTTTGGATTCGCCGGTGTACCTGACTTGAGTAGACGAAGATATGCGTTTACGCGCGCCATCGCCCACTGATCACGGGTCTTACCTGGGCGATGTGAGCTCGAGTACGCACCAGCGCCGCGGCGATACACCGCCTTTAACTGTGCAAGTGTTGCTTTGCGGCCGGCCTTTGCATCTACGTTGTGCTCTTTGACCTTGTTCATCAACGCTGTCTCAGTCTTGGCTGAAAACGTAATGTTGCGTCCACCTGATGCAGATCCTTTTGGATTCTTTTTTGATCCCGTGATTCTGTCTTTTTTAGGCGCAGGCTTTGAGGCCGCGGCTAAGAATACAGAATCATCTTCGGTGGCGTAGTCTTCAGCGCCGTCTTCATAGACGTATACCTCAACCTGCTCTTGCTCTGGCGTTGCGACCAACTTTCCGCCGGTCTGCATTCCGGTGATTGCGCGCAGTTGCCATCCCCATTTTTTATGTGCAGCGTCTCGCTCTGCGAGAAGATCTGCAATGCCCTGCTCGTTTGCATCTGATGCGAGCTTAAATGACTCAAGAATACATTCATTTAGAATGTTGTTTGCCTGGAGAAGATCTGCGCTCATCAGCACTGGATCGTCAATGCGGTCGTTGTCCATGCTTTCGATCTTTGAGAACGCAGACATGGCTGACAACGTTGCTGGTGAGTCAAACCCAAGCTTAAGAATACTTTCAGCGATCGGATCAATTGCACCTTGCGCATCTGCGTAGATGTCACCAAACAGATCATGAAACTCGGAGAAGTCCGGCCCTTTAACAGTCCAATGAAACCCGATCGCCTTTGTGTAAAAAGCAAATGTCGTACCGAGACAGTGACCGAGACTCATTGCGAGGTTTGCCTTCATCTCGTGTGAATGCTGTGGGTTGTTCATGATCATTGTTTTCTCTTTTGCTATTGAACCGGTGTGATTGCTGTTGGCTGCATCGCCTCAGCAGGTGACTCTGCTGGTGCTGCTGGTGTCTCTATCGGCGCTGGTACTTCTTCAACAGGTGCGGGTGTCTCAACCGGTGGCGGAGTTCCCTGCAGCATCTGCTGTACCTCAGGCGGAATCGGCGCAATGCTTGACGCCTGCTGTGCACCCTTTGTCGCCTCCATCACCTCGGGCGCAACCGCGGCGATCATCGCCTCCGTAAGCTCTGGAGTGATCGCACCCTTTTCAATGAGCAGGCGTAGCGCAAGTTCATTTGGTGTAGGTGCATCAGCCTCGCTGAATCCGTGCGCACGACGCCATGTATCAAACGACACCGCCATGCGATCAAATCCACTGTCAGCGTCGAGTGCGCGGTCGTTGCGTGTTGCAACCTGTGATGGGTCGTACCAGATCGTGAGGCGATTAACCTCTGCCTCGTCAAATCCGTTTGCGAGCAGATATGGACGCAGATACACAACGGTGAGCGCGTCTGCAATGAGAAGCATCAACGGCTCGATGTGTGCCTTGTACAGTGACTCGTCGATCTGCAGAGCGTTTGAGTACTTGACGTTTGCAAGACCTGTGACGACGTCCTTTGGAACATCAAGACCTTGCAAGATACGCTCGAGAACACGATCAGCACGCTGTGCGAGTGCGGGGTCAAACGAACGTTCAAACTTAAACTGCTTGATCTTGTCGCCAAGTTCAGCAGGTCCACGGATGATCAACGGAACAACCGCAGATGCGGAGTCCTCGTCACGAATTGGCGTTGTCATCGCATCGATGAGTTGATCTTCAAATGCGTCCATCGCCTCTTCAGGGTTATACTCAGGATTGATGTCACCCATCTCGTCGAACGGATAGTCCGCGTCAGGACCGGCGGCGACACTGAGACCGTCAGGAAGATAGAGCGCGCCTGCGTTTAAGCGCGAGCGTGCGGTTGCACGGAACGTGCGGTTCAACAGCAGAAGTTCTGCGCAGAGATCGAGCAGACCGCGTAGTGACGAATCAGCCTCTTCAGAGAAGCGAGGATGCGCGCGCCAGATGCGACCGATAAACGCGTTCTGTGGAAGAGCGACGACACCCTTGTTGTTTTGACTGGCGATGCTGTTGCCACCCATCAAGATGTCGCGACGACCGACGATTCCGTAGTTGTTCTTCGAGTCAACCTGAACCTCATCTGTTGAGCGGATGTCCCATGACTCTGGAACGCCTGTGCCCTTGCGCTCTGGCATCTGCACGAGGTAGCATTCGCCGGCGACGGCGATGTTCAACGCGGCGTCTCGGAGAAGTCCAGCCTGTCCGCCGTATGCGGAGTCTAGTCGTGCGAGAGCTCGCTCTGCGGCCGACGCAAGTCGTCCGCTGACAAGACTCGACGATCGAACCGATACAGGTGTTTCTGCCGGGTTCTCGACGACAGCAGCATACAGACGTATACGACTAACAACGGAAGCAACCAGATTAAATGCATACTTGATCTCTCCAATCGCATCGTAGTATTCCCAAGCCTCGGCCTGCCACGCACTGGACGAAGCCGAACGGCGATGACGGAACTGTTCCGCCTCATCTTTATTTTCAACCCTGACCTGGGCGGCCGCCGCTGTAAGTGCTCTTGGAGTTCCCCAGATCGCTGATTCCGCGTACGAAAAGCCAGAAGGTAGCACGCCTGCAGGACGGACAACGCGCTTGACATTGCCTACATCACGACGAAAAACTGCCACTTCTTCTCCTGTTCGTTTGCGACGGAATTGACAAAAACCCTAGTCAATGCGGTACATTATGCCAACAATCGCCGACACAGCGAGTGCGCTGCAGACGATGACTGTTGCTTCGCTGACTATTGTATACATAAATATAGCCGTTGATGCGACCCAAACTCCACTACACCACTCGCAGGTGATCCAATATCCGAGTCGCTCTTTTTCAGGTGGTGACACGCGCCAGATCCTCTCACGAAGACCGTTGAATATCGTGTCGTGCGTGATCATGCGCGTGACGCGATATGCGGCGAGAGCGATGATGATGAGGTGGTACGGGGTCGGGATCATTCGATCGGGTCCTTGGTTGAGTTCATCGTACGGTACGGGTTCCAGGCGCGAAGTCGTGAGCCACAGCCGCAGTTGTTGTCCTTCTCGAAGAGGATGATCTTGTTCGTCTCGGTCGTGATCCGGCTCACCTTCTTTCCGCGGCGGTCAAGTACCTTCGACTCTGGCAGATATCTTTCGCGGAAGATCAGGACAGGTCCGGTGCTGCTGTCGGCGCCGATCAAGATCGTGTTCTCCGTGAGGATGATGCGCACCGCCTCGACCCTCCGTGAGTGCTGGACGTGCGGCGCGTCGGCGTACCCAAACGTGTCGGGTGAGTTGTTGAAGTAGGTTAGATCTACTCCGTCGGGCAGAACCACCGCCCGTGCGGGAAAGAGGTCAAAGATCACGTTCATTACTTACCTACTCCCAGTCGACGGGCCATCGCCCGATATGTAACGCCGGCGGTTGCGGCGAGTTCTTGAACAGAGACACCGTCTCTATATAGGACTATACACAGGCCCGTGAGCTCTGTGTTTGCGACGGCGTACGCTCCGTTTGGGTTTGCCCGTGCGCGGTAGCGACGTGCGAGAGGTGCGAGACGTCTAAGTGTGCGGGCGTCGTCTTTTGAGATCTTGGGGGACTCTTCCGTATAGAAACGTCGTGCGCGTCGGTGACGGCGCGGTGGAGCGGAGGGGTTCTTTTTTTCCGCGGCGGTTAGCGATGAAGAAGGAGAAGGAGAGGGAGGAGACGAAACGATTGGGAGGGGGGATTTGGTTGGGGTTGTTGCGAGTAGGCGGATCGACGAGCGTTGCTTCGGCGGCGTCCACGCGTCCGCGATCGACGCCAGCGTCCAGCCCGCCTCGCGGAGCGCCTGCACACGGGCACGAAGGACGTCACCCGAACACCTAACCAAAACCTCAACCTCTTCACTGGGCAGCTTCATGTTCGTCATCGTATCACTCGTACATAGGGACGGCGGAACATTTGTGTACGAAAGATACATTAACGTTCAAAGACTTCTAGGAAATGTACAGAAAGGACGAATAGTACATTATGGTTAGTGGGTTTGGCATCTTAGAAGCCAGACGTTGTTTTTTAAGCAGTTTATAAACGTCTCGAAGAAAAAATTAGACAAAAAAATATTTTGCGAGAATTTTGAGAAATTAGACAGTGGCCATGGCCATTGCCATTATTTTTTATTTTTTTGAAGGCCACTTGATATGTAACATCAATTGTTGTCGACAGTTCACTTAAAGCTATACATATGAGTACAAAAATAGAGATAAAACATGACAGATAAGACGATGACAGACATATGTTGATATGACAGGTGGGTCATGACAAAGTTACACATGTATTGGGCGAGTCGATAGTAGATATGTGTATGTACATGAGACAATGTCGCTGAAGTTTCTGTTGAGGTTTGTATGTATATGAGACGACGTTGTTACATATATAAAAGTGCCAGGCGACAAGAATACATATAAGTATATGAAAGTTCCTGGGAAAACCATGGCCATTGCTTTTTATATGTATAGCTATATGCCAGGGTGTTTACCAAGGGCATGTATATTTGTGTGATTTTGCCAGTAAATATGGTCAATGGCAGATAAAAAAATAGGTAACGCGATGATATTTATTGATGACTAGATAATCGTTAGCCGCATATGAATTATTAGCCGCATATAGACTGTTACCGCATATAAAAGTCCCTACCGCATAGGTACTCCTAGATACCTATGGGTAGGGAACGATTAGATACTTGCCAAAGGCCCTTACCGCATGTATATGCTAAGAGCGTAGAGGCTTTGTATTGACCGCGTTATATTTACCGCGCTTGTTATTCTCCAGCAACCGTAACGTTTGCGTCACCCGCAAAGATTGCAGAGAGGGTTGCCGCATTCATCAGGCCATCACCCTCAAGATTGTTTGCCGCTTGAAACGAGGCGACAGCTGACTTGGTGAGGTCACCGTACCAGCCATCCTTATCGCTATACGCATCCGTATATCCAAGCTCATTGAGTCGGCGCTGTACATGGTGAACTGTCAATGACTTCTTTGCGTACATGTTCTTGTATACGCATTTGTCAAGATAGACAGTATCAGTATCCGCGCTACCAATCACATGCCGCGTTGGCGCTGGTTGTGCGAAGACCTCGAGTACTGGTTCTGGAAGTTCTTGAGATTGGACCTCAACTACCGCAGGCTGTGGTACTTCTACCACCTCTGCCGCAGGTGCAGTCTCTGTTACTTGTTCCTGTACTGGCTCTGTGAATTCATCACTCATTATTTGTACCTATCCTTTGAAGAGAGTGTCGACGTTATCGACCTGGTGTGAATATTCTTGCACCTTTTCCTGATCCACCATTTCCCCCACGCCACGCTGGAAGACGCCTACCTGCGTGTGATTTTGCTGTGATTGTCCCTCCAACAAAACCAGGTGGTGGCTTGATGAGTAGCGCCGTAAGTGCATGAACAAGTGCATCGACTCTGTCAGGCGACTTGCCTTCGCCAGGTATCCATGCGCACATCTGAGATTCAAGATCAGCAAGATAGTTCACATGATGTACGCGATCCTGCTCATACGCAAGCGTTACAGGTTCAGCGCGTAGCGCCTTACCGTATTTGGAGTGTACCTCAAGAACCTTTACAGATGGATCAATCGCTTGAATTGCGTTGGTTACGAGTGCGCCACCTTGGTTGACTTCAGCAACAACAGGACATGAATACTTGCGCGCCATTGCAACAACCGCATTTGCCCAAACCTCAGGCGAACCATGAACGGTCGCGTCCTCAAGAATCCAAGCCTGACGTTTATACAGGTCACGATCGCCTGTCGATGCGCAGACAACAATGCCGCATTCGTCCCTGGGATTCTCAGCGACTGACGGGTCAACGCCCACGACGCGAAGTTGCGCGCCACCAGGGAATACGTTTTGTCGACTACGTTCGATCAACTCAATCGTCCAGAGTGCGCCTTCAACGTCTGAGAGCATCTCACCATAAAGTTCTTGTGCAGCCAACCGCGTACCTGCGTACACACCTGTGATCGCCTCAAGGTATGTGCTTGAGAGGTTACCCGCATTGTCAAGTGTTGAACCGCGTGATATCACAACGCGTCCTGTACGTTGCGCCTCGTTAAGCAGGTTATACAAAACAGGTACGCGCTTAGGTGTCGTGGTCGCGATGATCTGTGGTGCTGATCCAAGTCGGGTACCTACGCGTAGGTTGTCCCACGAGGTCATACCTGCCGCGTCAGGTGATTGACGCCACGCCGCGATCTCGTCTGCCCACGCGTAATGGAATTGAGGACCGCGTAATCCATCAGGTTCGTCAGCGGTAAAGCATGTTGCCGTATTGCCATTCGGCCAGGTTAGTCGACGCTTTGACGGTTCGTACAGAGGACGTTCGCTTGGTGGTGATACAGAGATGATTCCTGATTCACCCTCAACGATAACGTCGCGTACGTCAGCCGCTGTACGTGCGACCAGCGCAAAACGGAGTTGACCCATGTTTGTGACCTTCGCCTTGTCGCGCACCCACTCAGCAGCTGATCGAGTTTTACCAGCACCGCGTCCTGCGAGGAATAACCAGATCGCCCAGTCATCTCCAGGCGGAGGTATTTGCTCAGGTCGGGCCCATGACTTCCAGTCCCAAACCAATTGCTCCATGTCGATGCCATCGAGGATTGCGCGACGTTCTGCATCAGACAGAAGTGCGATCTGCTCCATGACACTTTTACCCATGACTAGATACTACACCGCGTAGTTATTCTTTAACCGCGAGCCACGCGTTATTGCGTGAGTAATCAGGTAGTGCAGGTGCGAGGAAGCACGCAAGCACATCGTCACTATAGAAACTACGAAGCCGCGTGTATATATCCATGATCGCGTCAGTCTTGTCACTGCTGAATGTCTCGCGAATACCGCGCTTGATCTCAGGGTACGAACCAAAGGTACCGTATCGATCGATCACGCTGAATCCATTCTTCTCAAGCTTGTCCTGCAACTCGGTGATTGTGTATTCGCGGATGTGATTATTTGCAGCGCGTCCATTGAACACCGGCGTTGAGATCATCAGGCGACCACCAGGTGCGAGCAGCGCGTGTATACCGCGTAGGTATTCATCACCGTGAGACTCTGTCATGTGTTCGATCACCTCGAATGAGACAGCCATATCAAATGTTGCACCGTACTCTTCAAGAAGTTCAGGCCATTGCGTTACGAAGTTGAACCGCTCCTTCAGCACAAACCTCTGCTCTGTCTTTGTGCCTGTCTTGCGTCGCGCGATCGAAGGTATCGTGTTCAGGTCAACTCCAACGTAGAAGTCTGGTCTGCCATCGGCTCCGCGTGGACGATTGAGTGCATGATACAGAGGCGCATCAGCACCGCAACCAGCCTCAATTACGCGATGTGCCGCGGTGTCACCTTGGTTTATGTATCGTGAGGCCCAACCCCAACGGAAGACATGCGCAAGGTAGTCACGATGTATCCGCAATGCAAATGAGGAACTCTTAAGGGCGGTGGTGTCAAACTCTCTCTGGTCATCAGTCATTGCCCTAATATACCGTGCTTGCGTTGGAGATGGCGAAACTTGGTTCTAGAGAAAATATAATTAGTTTGTACATCCAAACATGAAAGGACGAATCATGGCAACAAAGAAAAAGCATACGAAGAATCTCGAGGCGATTCAAGCACGAATCTCAGTGCTCTCGTACGAGATCGCAGTCCGCAAGGAAGAATTGGCGGAACTCGCAAATCACGTGAGCGACTTCGAACTCTCAGTAAGTATGAGCCTCCGCAGCCTCAGTGATGAGTTTGGTATCAAGCCTACCGGCTGGACTATCTAACCTAACAAGATCGTCAGTAAATTGGCGGGGCGAAAGCCTCGCCTTTTTGCTGTGTATCGATCCGCGTCAGCGTGAGAATTTTTTACGGCACTCCGGTCCGAGTTGGAGTTCACGCGATTTCTGATCTGTGAGCTCTGCGCCACATGACCCGCAACAGGAGTGATGCACCCCAAAGATCTTGGCGTATTTGTATGGGTCACGTTCGATGATCGACACGAGGGCCTTGACTGTGGCAGGTGAAAGCTTTGACCGCGTGAACCCACCCACGGACCCATGTAACTGACGCATGTATAGCGTCCCCATGTATTGCCGCACCTCGAGAAACATCAGGTCACCACTGAACTCTTTATCCGCGTCTGTCAGTTCGATCTCATCAACCGGAACGGCGTACTTCGACTTTGGGATGTGGTAGAGCGAGACCTGTAGTGACGGTGACGGCTCACGGGACTTGCGTAGTCGGGGCAACATCAGTGCCGCGTGGATCTCACGCGAGGCGCGTTCCTTGTCGAGTATGCCTGCGTCGATCGAGGCGAGCAGATCGGCCGCGTGCGCCTCATCCATCTCTCTCGTGTTGATCAGGTCTGTTAGGTATGAGACCTGTCGTTCTGTCGCCGGTATCAGTGTTGATGTCATGCTTCTGCTCCCTAGGACCTTCTCATTTACTTTGATGCTTGTTTATCCGCGTTTACTATTTGCGATGCACTCGACGCATCTGGATGCTTATGGCTTGCTGCTCAGCCAGATCTGTTGACCTGGATATATCTGTGTCGTTCCATACTCAATGACCAGGTCATCAACCGCGTTACCTATGTTGCCAGTGCAATGTGCGGAGGCGATCTGATACAGGTTCTGTCCCTCTTGAATAATCACCGGCGCAGGGTCGCATGTGTACTCGTTCCATAGGTTTTCAAGGTGGTTCCAGTATGAGAAACCAGCAACCGCGATCAATGATATGAGCGCGATATAGATCTTGTCTGTGCGGGATACTTTCTTCATGTCGTGTCCTTTGTCGTTGTCCTGTTTAGATCTTACATTCATTGGTTATCTCTCCCAACGTTCGGGTGTGACATGGTCCCACGTACCATCCGCGAATCTGAATCCGCAGGTGCAGTCGTATACTCCAGGATTTACCGGCTTTGCACATGCCCAACATGAGACCGACCGCAACCTCGATTGAGAGTGCGGACGGTAGCTCATGTCGTGCTTCTTCATGGCGTGGATCATGTGTTCAGTGATCGAGGGAAATGTCTTCCCGCAGATCATGCACTCATGTTTGCCTGCCATCGTTATCGAGTAGCGCTGTACTTCTTGTAGCGCGCGTCTGCCCACTGACGATACTCATCGTCCGCAATCTCGTTCATTACAGTCCACACCTGGCTTGCCGCGTGGTGGAATTCCCATCCGCGTGAATCGGTGAGGCGATCCTTGAAGTTGCCGTAATCGATCATTTCGATCTGGGCAGTCATGAACTCCTTGACCTGCTCTGGGGTTGCGTATACGCGGTACTGATAGTCACGTGTTGGGGTGAACTCAATTTCTGAGTTTGTCATCTCCGCGATAACGATCAGTGATTGGCGATCTCGGGCGCGAACCGCGAGGTGCCCTGGCTTGACCCTGTTATCTACTACGCTTAAAAAACCATCTTGTGAGAATACCCACATGTTTGACTCCTTGTCATTTTGTCATTGTGCGAATCTCCGTTTGTTTACTTACTTACTTACTTACTTACTTACTCGCCGAGGGTTACTCCTTCAGGCAGATCCGCGATCGAAACTGGTTCGACCGTGGAGTTACCGTACTCCGAGTTCATCGAAGATACGTACATGTGACGCTGCTTCGGTGTCACGTAGGCCACGATCTCGTTGCCTTCCGCGTCGACAGTCGTTACTTTGTATGCTTCTGCTTGTTCCATTGGGGGTTACCTTTCCTGCCTGAGTAACTATACATTCTTTAGAATGGATGTTTCCCTTATCTATTAAGGGACAATATTGCCAGTATAAGGCCAAATACCCCGAAACCAGCAACTGGAACTATATCACCCACGAACACCGCGGTGGCTAGAGCACAGATGCCCATGACCACCGCGACGACCGTAATCCATACCAGGCTCCGTAATTGGGAGACCCAGTTTGGCATCAGACCTGGGCCTTCTGCTTATCTGGTCGGGTACGACCCTTGAGTCGATCGGAGGCGTTTCGGATCGGGGTTCCGTTTGCCTTCAAGATCGTTCGGATCTTGTTGTACGTCACGCCATTCGCCGCGGCCACCTCGGCCACTGTGAGACCTGACTGATACTGGTCCGCAATTGTTTGCGCATTCAGTTCGATTGACACGATACTGCTCCTTCGTTTCGTAGTTTGTTTTTCTGTTTCTTCCATCACCGCAACATCCAGCGCGAGCGCTGCCTGTGACAGTGCGATCCGCGATGCCTCGATCAGCAGCGCAGCTTCGTTGAGCAACTGGTCGTTACTCACGATCTTGTTTCTCCTCTGTCAGTGCGTCCAGCTGCTTTCGCAAGCGCATGTTCTCCGCAAACAGTTCGTCGTTTCTCCGACGCAGATAGTCGATTGTCCATTCTTTTTCAATCTCCGTATTTGTCATTTCCATCTACTTTTACTATACCACCCTCGGTGGCAGATCGCGTGATCTACTTACTTTTTCTTTTCCTTCGGCTGAACGACCCCAAGTAACGGAGTCGGATCCTTTCGCTTACCGCGTTCGGTGTACAGGTTGGCGACAACCAGCGCGAGCACCATAACCACCGCAACGATGACGATGGTCACTTTGTTTGCTCCATCGCGATCACCGCTGTCGAATGCGCCTTGGGGTTTGTGCAGATCGGAGGCTCCGACGGACGTACGAACAGCGTGACCTTGTTGTCACATTTCGGACACTTCCAGATGCTCTTTGATTTTCCCTTAGGCTCTTGCTCTTCCATGCTGACTCCTTGACTTACCGCGCTGTTGGTCAATACTATACTCACACCTTCACCGCAAACTGTGTCATCTTCTCCCGACGCTTCTCCCGACGTCGGAGATTTTTACGTTCGTTGGCAGTCATGCCGCCCCATACACCGAACTCATTATTGTCCATCGCGTAGGTCAAGCACTGGTCGACAACCGGACAGGTTGCGCATACGGCCTTTGCCTTTCGGACAATTGTCAGGTGATCGTCCTCAAAGAACAGATGGCCCTTGCCTTTACATGCCGCGCTATCAGTCCAACGCATTGTGGTGATGTCTTGTGTCATTCTGTCTCCTTGCTATTTCGTTTTGGTTTTTACTTTGTACTGCCGCGCTGACTGCGTCAGTATATGAAACGGTGGACCGGATCCCGGATCGAGCTTACCTGCGATCTGCAGAGCCTCGCGAACGAGCTTCTGCGTCTCACCCATGTTTAGTTCTCCGATCGTGTCTCCCTGCTTTGCGTGCATCGCAGCAAGTGCGTAGTCTCCGCCGGAACCGAACGAGTAGATTCCGGTTGTGTCACGCACCCATGCATAGTCAGATCCAATTTCGTAGATCTGTCCATTCACAATTACGAGCACAACAGAGCCGTGCACCTCCTGCTCCTGCTTCTCACGACCAACGTACCCGTGCTCTTCAAAACATGTCCGCAGTGCCGGTATGAACTTGCTGGTGATGAACCGATCAAGTCGGATCCCAGTCAGATCGCCGGCAGACGGAGGTGAGAACGCGTAAGCAAGAATGTTGATTGCGCGAACATCACCGGCTGCTCCGAGCAGGTAGTTACCATTCTTCATCACCTTTGCTGATCCGCGTCCCAACGTGTACGTCCGGCCTCCATCTTCGGTGACCTTGGAGTCGAATCCAACGACGGCCCACGAGGGACCCTGCAGTGCGATGATCGTTGTCATGGTTTACCTACAGTATCAGGTAATAGATCACGCCGGTGGTCGATCCGTATCGCGGTATCGGATTATCGACCACGGCGTGAACTCGCATGGAGGCGATCAGTTGTCTTTCTTTTCCCATCCGGCCGGGTGGCGCTTTTTGGAGGCGAACATCTCGATGTCCTGCCGGCCAGTCTCGACCGTATCCATCAAGTTGATCCACCGAAGGTCGGAGTCGTCCCACTGGAGTGTACCGTAGTAATCACCCATTAGGTCGACGTGGTGCACGCGCATGTACGCGCCGGTGGCGAGTATCAGAGCCATGAAGGCCTGACTCACCGCAATCAGTGCCAGAAACACTGTCATCACTTTCTCCGCGTAATCGCGATACCGGCGATCAGGAAGGTGGCGATCGCCCACGCTACCGCGGTGATCGAGTTATATAGGTCAATATGAATTTCCATGCTGTCTCCTTGTGTAGTGAGGTGGGGGCTACTTTACCATGAAGGTCTCCCGCACCCTGTGATCTATATACTACTTTCTTTAGAAAGTAGCCCAACCCGGCTGAAACCCTTATTTCTCCGGGCCCAGCCGGCCAGCCGGCCGCGTCGGGGGGTTTGAACCCCTATCGCCCGGCGACCCGGACGATAAGGGTTTGGCGCGCCTGGGGCGCCTGGCGCACCCAGAACTGGTTGCATTTTGTTTGGCTGCCGCTGAAAACGATCAACATTCGCGATCGATCGTAGACCTCGTGTGGTTTCGTGGATGGTTTCATGTTTTGTCCCTTCGTCGTGGTTACATGATCATTTTACAATCCCAAGTTTTATCGGGCAAAAACGTGACGCCGGACGCCGGCAGGATCGCCGGACGCCGGACGTCGAACGTCGGGGTTATTTTTCGATCGTGATTTTGATTTGATCGTCGAATTCGATATTACGAAGATATTCGATATCGTTTTTATCGCAAAACGACAGGAGGATTTCGTACGCGTCGTAGACGATGAAATCGGGTTTTGTTGATGATATTGAGAATTCGCCGGATGGGACGTTGAGAGTATATGTTCGTTTCATGTTCTCATTTTACAATCCCTAGTTCTGTGTGCAGCCATAGCGGGCCTGCCGGAGCAGACCCGCGCTGACTGACGATCAGATTACTTCCAATCTGGAAGTGCGTATGGATCGCTGACTTTTTTAGCCGCGTCCAATCCGCTCAAGGTCCACTCAAACGATGCTTTGCTTTCGCGCAGAACATCGGAGAGTTCTTCAACCTCATCCCGCATCTCTGCGATCTTGCGGCTGAGTTCGTAGATACGTGCCTCAGCTGCCTTCGGGTTGTCTGCGTATTTCTGTTTCATTGCTGTCCTTTCGTTGAAGTTACGTTGCCATCTTACTTTCTCTAGATAACGATCTGAGTGAATTGTTCCCAGAGGAAGTCCATCTGTTCTTGGTTCAGTCCCCGCGTATTCCCATTGCTATCGGGGGTCCCGGTGATGACCGCGTTACCGACGATGTGGTCGGTGCCGGCTCCGAACGCTCTGTCCCACAGAATCTGCGCTGCCGGATTGTGCTCGAGACCGATCATCTTTCCTTCTTCGTGAACCCACATCGTGGTGTCATCGTCCAGGTCGATCGCCTGTACGTATCCACCGACCGCTGTCTGTAGGATCCGGAGCTGGTCACTTGAGATATCGAGGACGTTCAGATCCCCCGACATCATTATTTGCATTGCTTGCCTTTTCACTGCTTCTCCTTTGTCGCTGTGTTTACATTTTACTTTCTTTGGTTCTACTTGCCTTACGGCTTGGTCCCGTAGGACCAGCCGTAAGTTGCTTCGTAGAAGTTTTCCATCCAGGCGAGTGCGCCCTTCTTGGTGTTCTTGGGGCATCCGTACTCGTGGGCTATCTTGACCAGCGAGAACCGGGAGGCCTTCATCCCCGTGCTCACCTCGAGTCGCAGGGAGCTGATCAGCGCTGCGATCCGGTAGTGTTCGATGCCAGCCGGCGTGTCAATTACTAACATGTCGTTTCCTTTCGTCGTGGTTGATGTAGTCATTTTACTTTCTCCAGATGTTACCACCTGGTGTTCTTCGACCAGTAATGGTGGTGACGTGCCTTGCGAATTCCCCTGAGGATTCCGAACTTGCGCGCCGCGTTGATTCCGATTTTGATTGAATCGATCATTTTGATTCCCTTCGTCGTGGTGATGAGTACATTTTACTTTCTCTAGATTTGAGAAATCGATCGCGTTATGCGATCGATTCCCAGATCGATGGTTGTTGTGGTACGAGATACGCGACGTATTCGCCGGACAGGGCGTGTTGATACAGGACGTCGCGTTGTTCGGACGTGAGGAGATTGATGAGGAGATGATACGAATCGTGTTGGATAAGGACTGGATGGTGTTCGCGTGTCGTTGTCATGTAATCATTTTACAATCTCCGGTTTCGAATCACTCCTTTTCCCACCTGTGTAACTCGTCGTTTTCCGGAGCTGGACACGATACGTCGTAATCCATCCAATCCTGATACGTGAATCCGCATTCGCACGTTTCGATATTTTTCATCGTTCGCCTTTCGTCGTAGGTTATGTGATCATTATACGTTCACAGGTTTCTTGCCGCGGCTTGACGGGGATTACTCCCCGCCTTCCTCCCGCGCCCACTTCATCGATTCGATGTGACCGCGGCCGGACGCGGTGTGTTCGATCCAATATCCGAACTCGGATTCGGACAACGTTTCCTTGGCCTCGGCCAACTCCGACTCCGAACACTCCAACTCGATATATGGGGATGTTTGGAATGATGAATACTTCCATTCGATTGTTACCATCGTTTACTCCGTTCGTCGTTGATGAGACCATTTTACGATCTCCGGTTCGGAGGATCCGACTCCGACTCCGACTCCGACTCCGACTCCGACTCCGACTTGAACTGGGGAAAGTAAAATAAAAACATGGAATCAATCATGAGACACTTTGACTACATCGATCACTACGAACGACAGGTGGCGCGCGAGCGCGCAAAAAAGAAACCGCGTCTCGATATCATCGCGTCGGCGACGGAGTACATCGAACACTCGCGGAGACGGATCTCGGTTCTCAACGAGGAGTACGCAGCTCAGTTTTTCGCGAACTAGAGAAAGTAAAATGACACCATGATGAAAACACAAAATACAAATTACGAAGTAGGTGACACGATCACCTACGCAACGTGGGGCGGAGCACTCCGCACCGGTGTTGTGACCGGAAAATACGCTGACGTCAAGAATGGCCTTCCAGGCTTTGACATGACGACAGAGTCAGGGAGCACCGTGTGGGGTTACGACGATCAAATCGTCAGCTAACCGCACACACTTCTAGAGAAAGTAAAATGGACTCAACGCCGGAAGCGTACAGAGCGACCGGCCCTACCAATACCTGCCTGATTCGGCGCTGGCAGCATCAGCATTATGATGCGAACAAAATGCCGCATGTACATTTCTAGGAATTACGCCGCGCTATCCGGCCGGCGTAATTCCAAAGAAAGTATAATGATAAGGCAAGTTCAAACGACGGAAGGACAAAAACATGAATAAGAAATGGGCCCTCCTCAAAGCCAGCGATGGCGTTCGAGGAATCAGCGGAAAGAAAAAAATCTACGAGGTCATGGTGAACGACAACGTTCTCACGTGTTCGTGGGGAATGGCCGAAAAGCCACAGCGCCAGATGAGTCAAACGACGTTCTTCTCATCGCAAGCCGCGCTGGTTGCCGCGTACGAAAAAATCAATTCCAAAATCGACCGCGGATACGACGTCGCGTATTCCGTGTGACGAAGCAGGGACGCCGGGGCGAAAGCCCCGGCTGCCTGTGGTTTCGACCGCAAGCCGTAGCTAAGTCCGCTCGAGAACTAGGGATTGTAAAATACTTACATGACGAAAAACGTAGATCTAATAATGCACACAACGTGCGGAATCGATTTTGAGGTGGTCGACGCGACCACAAAACAAAGCCTCACAGGAAGAATGTATTGGTGTGGGGATGAAGAAGCCGAAGAAAAAGAAAGTAGTGGTTGGGCCTTCTTTAGGAAGAAGGTGTCCCAAAAAGGTTGGACCATTGTCGAAGAGGTGTGGTCGTAAACTAGGGATTGTAAAATAGGAAACATGAAAACCTACAAAATCAACGTTCCATCCGGCGAATATATAACAATCCTCGACGACGATTCATGCGCGTACGACGCGTACGAATTCTTCCTGCGTAATAACCTGACGATCGACGACGTCGCAAAAATGTCCGAAAACTTCGACGTCTACAATTACGTCACGATCGTCCGCGATTAACCACGGCGCGTCGCCGGGCGTTCGACGTCCGGCGATCCGCCCCCGCCACTTTGCGCCAAAATACTTGTGAAAGTATAATATAAACATGAAACTTACCAAATACACAACAATGGCCTACTCAAACACCAATGACGAAATTGTATGCGCCCCTTGCGCAAGCAAGGCAAATGAAAAACTTACCCAAGTAAGCTACACTTTCAACCCAGAAAACGATGCCTATGACTTATTTTGCGCAAATTGCGGCCTACAAATTCATGAAACCTTATAGGCAATAAACACCGCAAACCTGCCCGCGGCGCCTCGGCGCCCGGGCTTTTTGCGCTTTACCCTCCGACGATATCTTTCCAAACGATCGTGGTGCGGTAGTCCGCATGTCGACTGACTCCATCATGGTGATCCGGATCCTCGACCTGGGCCAGAACTCCGCCCATCAGGTAGTCGGCCTCCTCTGACGTCAGGACCCTGTCTGTCTCAAACTCCACCGCAAGTATGTACTTACTCATCGTCTTCCTCTCCCTCTTTGTCGATGACGTTGTCGATCGCGTCCATCAGCATCGCCCGCGTCTGATCCAGCCGGCGCCGACTCTTCGGTGACAGGCGCTCTCTAAACTGCGCCTCGTACACGCGACCTCCGGTGAAGTACAGGATCTCAAACACCGACGACGGCTCGCCGGCGATATCGATCTTGGTGTCTGTGGTGCCACACTCGGCCGCAACACGATCGAATGCCGCGCTCATCGACAGGCTCTCCTCGTCCTCGACGAGAGCGTTGATGTAGCAGAACAGATCCGCAAGCGCGTTGCACTCAGTCATGTTGATATTCCACAGCGACTCGAGTGACCACTCGCGCATCTGTACGTTCATTCGTAATGTCTCGATATCCCGCATGGGGCTCCTTTTTATTTTACAATCACAGGTTTAGTCGTACGGCTGATCGCGGAGCCAGACCGCCGCCAGCAGCGTCAGCGCTGAGAGCACGAAGATCAGATCCATACTTCGTCCCGCGCCGGGCATTCGAGGAGCCGGCTGATCACCTGCGACATCATCTGCCGGCTAATCGTCTGATCCTCTGCCAGCTGCCTGAGCCGCACGTTGTCGACCCTCCGCTCGAGAAGGAGCTTTCGCGCCAGCCGGCGCTGTGCGTCTGTCTGTCCGTAGTCCATGTGATTATTCTACTTTCTCCAGTTCAGTCCCAGCGGCCGGGAGGATCGTAATCCTTGGTCACTGTCTTCTCGCACTTGGGACACGTGGCCTCGACGTCATCGCACCCGCGCGCGTCGACTGTGACGTCACTCTCTGTCCATTCGTGATCGCACTCTTCGCAGAAGAAGTCCATATCGACCTCTACGTCGTGCCAGCCCGGGAGATCGCTCTCGTAACAACCCGGTGGTAAATTCCATCCTGAACCCATTATTCGCTCCTTCGTCGTTGTGGTGATGAGATCATTATACGTTCTCTAGAAACCTGACCCGCCCCTCAAACGAGGGGAAGGCCATTTTCGGCTCGCCACGTATTTACGTACGTGACCAATTCTTCGACCGCGATCGCGACCGCGCCGATTTCTTCCTGCGTCGCGCCATTCGCGATCATCTCTCGAATCGCCGCGCCAAATTCCTCGTTCGAGGATTTATCTGAACCTTCGATCGATTCTGTAATCGATTCGGCCATTTCTTGAATATCCATCATTTTTCCCTTCGTCGTGGTTGATGAGATCATTATACGTTCCCTAGAAACGTCCCCGCGCTAGACGTCCCACCTTCCGGCGCGGCACGCCTGGCGCGAGGCGATTCGTTTCTTGTTTGGGACCTTCGTCGACCGCAGGATGTTGCGGTCCGCAAAGGCTTGACGACTTTCGTCGTTCCACTTGTTGTTGGGCTTTCGTGTCGTTGTCATGATCTCATTATACGTTCACTGGTTTTATGCATCTCGCCTTGGCGATGAATGCCGCGGCCTTGACGCGACCGATGACCGCCGGTGGACCGAAGTCGGTCAACGCGTCGTCTTCGTCGTACGTGACCTTGTTGCAGATTTCTTCGATCTCGATCAGGGCCAAGAGAAGTTTATAGATCTCTTGCTCGAGTGTGTGTTCTCTCTGTGTCTTCATGATGGTTCCTTCCGTCGTTGATGAGTCCATTATACGTTCACAAGTTTCAACCGCGGGGCGGCCTACTCCTCCTCGCCGTCGCGCTCGTAGTCGCCGGCGTCGTAGTCGTATCGATCCTGATTCGCCTTGTACTCCTCGCGGTACTCCGCGGTCGTCTTGCCGGCCGCACAGGATTCTGCCTCCTGCTTGATGTCGTACATCAAGTTGGTGTCGAAGTAATTTTTCATCGCGTTCCTTCCGTTGTTGGTGAGTTCATTATACGTTCACAAGTTTTAGAACTCGTCGAGTTCCTTTGCGAACTCCGCGACCAGCGAGTCCTCGTATCCCTTGACCGCCCGGGTCGCCGCGCCGTGGAATATGAACGCGAGCTCCTTGGCCGTCTCGAGTCGCTCGTGGAGTTGGGCCTCGCGCTCCACATCGTCCGCGGCCTCGGCCTCGGCGATCCGATTCAGAATCGACATGGCCTCGCCGCCGATCGCGGTTTCGAGCCAGAAGAGTTGGGAGATGGTGAGTTTGATATTGAATGTTTTCATGTTGTCATTTTACTTTCATTAGTTTTTGGCCGGGGCTAGTCGTATTCGACTTCGGTGAGGACCTCGCCGCAGATCAGACACTTCTCGCCGGCGAGCAACTCGAGAACCCGCTCGACATCACGTGCCTCGAGATCGAGGTGATTGTTTGAGCAGTCCCAGTACGAACCCAATTTTGATGATACGTCCACTTGATACCCCTCTCTGTAGGTTGATGAGATCATTTTACTTTCACAAGTTTTGGCCGGGGCCGGGGATTACTCCCCAGCCGCGTCCAACTCGGCCATCGCATCGGCGAAGGATTCGTTCAGACCGTATTCATTCAGGTCGTCGTAATCCCACTCCATCGATTCGAAGTCTTCGTTCATGTTCTGTCCCTCCGTCGTGGTTGATAGCGAAATTATACTTTCACCGGTTTCGCGCCGGCGGTTACCCGATCGACTCGAAGTACTCGGCCAATGATTCCTTGAACTGCGCCGTCGCTGCCGCGATGAACTCGTCCTTGTCGAAGTTGTCCGTCGACTCGACGTAGCCCTCGATCTCCATCCGGGTGTCGACCACGCCGTTCGCGAGATGTAGGATGTAGTCGGCGAGGTCTTTGCCTGCGTCTGTTGCCGTCATGTCCATGTGTGTTCCTTTCGTCGTTGTTGGCCCAATTATACTTTCCTAAGTTTCAGATGCTGGGTGGATAACTCTGACGCCGCCCAGCGCGTCGAGGTTTTAGCGGTGTTATCCAACCGCGTGAGATCATTTTACTTTCTCCGGTTTGGGCCGGAGCCCGGGGCTATCGCCCCGAGACCCGCACCACCAGATCCTGCCGCGCCTGCGCTGGCTGCTTCGCCCAGAAGGCGTTGGCTGCCGTGCGCGATCCGCAGAATCGGATCAATTTGAATTTGAGATCGTAGACCTCGTGCATTCGGGTTGATGGTTTCATCGTTTGTCCTTTCGTCGTAGGTTGATGAGACTATTTTACTTTCCCCAGTTTCCTAGTCCTCGGGGTCGTAGTACGAGGCCGAGAGATCGAAATCGATCATCTCCGACAACATGTCCGAGTGTTCGACGATCGCGGTCCAGTAGTCTTCGATGACGTTGGCTTCGTCTTCGTCTTCGGCCCGTATCACGAGCGGGCTCGATTCGGATATGGTCACACGGACCGTGGTGTCATTGTCGCGGAAGACCTTGAGCGGGATTCCATTGATCATTGCTGTCCTTTCGTCGTTGGTGAATTCATTATACGTTCTCTAGATCGAGATCCAGAGAACGTAGCCAGAGTCATTGGTCTTGTTGTGGTGCGCACATGCCTCGACCATCTCACGCGCACGCGCCAGCGTAAGGCCGGTTCGATAGACCTCGCTACCGCCCGCATCGCCGATCATGACCGTGTACGTTTCTTCCTGCGTTGCCTTCATGTGATGTCCTTTCGTCGTGGTGTGGAATCATTTTACTTTCCTCAGAACATTGAGGACTACATAACTGGGGTAGCGAACCCCACCGCGAGTTCCCCGTCGGGTGTTACGAACTGATCGTGTGTAAGAGGAGGGCGGATGTCGTGAGAGGAGGACGGATGACGTGGTCCCGGGAACCTCGCAGAGCCTTATCTTCTGAACAGAGCCTTATCATTCAGTGACGATTCGTTCGCAACCTTGCGGCTGCTATGTTGTCCTCAATGCTCTGAGGCATGAGACTATTTTACTTTCACCGGTTTCTACCACTTATGGAAGTTAGTGGCGGCGCGGAATCCGTGACGGATTCCATACGCACGGGAGCATGCGATGAACATTCTCAGTTTCAGAATCATTACTTGTCCTTTCGTCGTGGTGATGAGTACATTTTACTTTCACCGGTTTCTACCACCGGGTCCTTGGGGCCCAGTGGTAGAAATGACGGCCAGTTCGAATGCCGGCGCGGACACCGTTGGTGCGTGCCACTCCGATTCCCATCTTGACTGCGCGGATGATTGCTTTCATGTCTTGTCCCTTCGTCGTTGTTGAGATCATTTTACTTTCTTTAGTTCAGAGATCTTCGCCCAGTAGCCCATGATGAGGATCCCGATCGACATTCCGATCAGGAACCACGCCGCGCTCTCGAGGAATAGTCCCGTGATAACTATGTCTTCAAATGCAAACATGTCTTGTCCCTTCGTCGTTGATATGTACATTCTACTTTCTCTAGTTTGAGAGGTAGACCTTGCCGAAGCAGTCACCGTCACCGGTCATTGATTCGACCGCTGGCGTGCGCTTGAAGTTCACGAGCGCGATCTCAATGTGATCACGGCACGTGCCGCAACCGTCATGGGCCGTCGCGTAGCGAACGTCGTTGTAGTTGTCTTCTGTGATCTGCATGTCGTCCGTCCTTGGTGAGTACATTTTACTTTCTCTAGAAGCGGCCCGGTTACTTTGGCTACAACCGACTTGACACGTGGTCCTCTATGTTGCGCGGTTTCGTCCGGACCGCTTCGTAGATCATTTTACTTTCTCTAGATTGCTATGCGATCTGGCGCAGGGCCTTCCAGAGATCGCGTGCCGTTGCCGGCGTCATCTCTTCGGTCTCGATGTAGATACGTGCGAGTTCTTCGATCGCCTCGTACCGGTCTACATCCGGGCCCATCGAGTTCGCCTCTTCCACGATCGCGATTGCCATGTATGTCATGTTTGCCATTGCTGTCCTTTCATCGTTGCTTGCCGTCATCTTACTTTCATTAGAATTTGGAAGGCCGCTGTTCATACTTGCCTGCTTGGCAGGGACCAGCCGCAATGGCCGGTATGCTCTTGTGCGTGATGGACGCTTTGCTTAGCAGGGATTACCCTGTACCTTCCTGGTTGGTAAATACCCAACCAAACCTTATGTCGCCATTTTACTTTCTTTGGAATCGACCAGCCGGCCAGCCGGGATTACCCGGGACGTTAGTCCCAGGTTATCCAGCCTTCTGGTGTGATGTAGGTCGGGCAACCCATCTCTTTCAATTCCTCCCAGGTGTACTGGCGCTTTGACCCTTTGTTGATGTGATTCACATAGCCAGCGTTGGCGAGTGCTTCGTCCGTCATTTTGTTCCTTTCGTCGTTTAGGTTGATGACTAGATTTTACTTTCTCTAGTTTAGAGATATCCCAGTAGCGCGAACTCGCGCTCGAGTTTCGACGCCTGCTCTGCCGTTAGGCCGGCGGAGCGGACGTATGCCTCGCGGATCGCGTCGACCTGCTCGTATGGCTGGTCGCCGTAGATGTCTTCGCACAAGGACACAAGTTCCTTGGCTGTTCGTTTCAGTGTGTTTGTCATGTCTCCATCTTACTTTCTCTAGTTCGAGTTTGCGTGCCCGTCACGCCGGCGAAGGCGCAACGGGCCGCGATGACTTTACTCGTAGTCCGAGTCGTCGTCCTCGCCGTAGTAGGCGCGTTCTGCCCAGTAGGCGTCATCCGCACGTTCCTCGGCTGCGTGCCCGCAACATGGGCGATCTTCACATTGACACATTTGCTTTGTCCTTTCGTCTAGGTTGATGGACTCATCTTACTTTCATTAGTTCGACGAGACCGAGTCGTTGTCCGTTTCTACCACGAACGACTCGATGTTCCAATCGATGTCGCCGTTGTTGTCTTCCCAGTCGTTGATCGCGGTGCGGATCGCAGACACGAGACTGATGTGCATCGCATTGAATTCGATGATGAGTACTTGCTTTCGCATGGGTTGTCCTTTCGTCGTTGATGAGTAGATTGTACTTACTTTAGTTTAGCACAGGGCAAATGCTGTGCCGTCTGCCTCGACCCCGAACAGCGCGCCTGGTGCATTGCCTTCTTCGTCGCATGACGGATAGATGACCGTCCCGTTCGAGAGAACTATGGCTGCGGCCTCGCCGCGATTGCGACCGTCCGTCCAACCTTCCTTCTCCATCTCCGCGCCCGTCATTGGACGTATGGCGACTATCGTCGCGCCGATCAATTCGTTACTCATGTCTTGTCCTTTCGTTGATGTGGCAATCTTACTTTCTTTAGATCACCGTTGGTTCGATGTCGCATTCCGCGAGCAGGCTTGCCGGGGTTGCCCCTTCGCCGCCGTACCATTCACAGAACGCCTCGTTATCGGACTCGTCAATGGTGATAACCAACTCTGGCCATCCGCCACCCGGGCCTTCCGCCCGGAGGATTCGAACCCATGCCGATGGGCATTTTTCGCTCAAGACCTCGAGTGAATGTGCAAGTGTCTTGTAATCGTCGCCAAAGGCAACGTCTAGGTAATACTCAAACTTTGTCATGCTTTTCCTTTCGTCGTTGTGTAAGTTCATTATACTTTCCCCAGTTTACTCTTCGATGAGATCGATGAGTTCGTCGAGTTGGTATTCACGACACATGTCGATGAAGTCATTTTTCGTGAAGTATGACGGGAATATGACGTCAAATGCAACGTCGCCATCCTTGTCGTATTCAAAGTTCTTGAACGTGAGGTTATGCACCCGGCCGGCGTCGAACATGGGCTCGATGGCGTCGCGGATCGTTGATGAGGTGATTCTTATTGGTGTCATGTTGTTCCCTTCGTCGTTGATAGTGCCATTATACTCGCCCAAGTTTTTAGCCCTCGAAGAATACGAAGGACTTCATCGCGGATTCCCATGCGCTCGAGAATTCTTCCGGGGAGGATTGTTCGAACATGAAGTTCGCATTGTGTTCTGAGGCGTGCACGAGAACCGCGGCCCTGGCCAAGGCAGTGCCTAGTGACACGTACTTTTCTTCCCAGACATTGGCAATGTAATCGCCCCATGTGACCACGAATCCATCTGTCTCGAGTGTCACGTAGACTTCTGTGTCATCACCTTGAGACTTGAACAAGGCCTCATCTAGATTCATGCCAGTGATCTTTGTAATCATTACGTTTCCTTTCGTCGTTGCTTGTGAGATCATTATATATTCCCCAGTTTAGTTTTCAAGACCAAAGTGGTTGAAGACATATGTCGATATGTTGTCAGGGACACCCCTGACTATGTTGCGGATTACTTCCGGAGCTAGATCATCGGGGCTGACGTCCGGGTAGTCGAACATCGCGTCCATGATTCCAGCTTCGACCTCGTCGATGAGGATACTGATTGTTTTCATTGTTGCCATGCGATCATTTTACTTTCTCTAGTTTACAGCTCCGAGAGAAACGGACCGCTTGGTCCCAGCGGGACACCGCTCATCTCACTGCGGATCGCAACGCGTGCCTTGAGCGCGTACACTCTGATTGTATTTACATCAGTCTCTGACAGCTCGTCGTAGATGCCTGTCACTGCACTGACACCATCGTGTGTAAACGTTACCCGTCCACGGATCGCATCAGGCAATGGCGCTGGCCAACCTCCCGACTGCGCAAGCCATGACACGATGCCTGTTGCTAGATAGTTGATCGGGTACTTGTTCGATAGCTCGTCGTCGAGCCAGATCATGCGCACGCCTGGGCGCACGACAACTGAGTCCGTCTGAACGTCTCCTGTCCAGAGGCCACGCCTTGGAACGTATCTCTCGAACTCGCCGTCTGGCTCGAGTGTAATCCACGAGCCTGACATTACGACACCGTCACGTACGTCGGACACGTCCGGCGAGCATCAGGGGCGTGCCTGTAAAGTGGATGGCCGCAGTGATCACATACCGTCTCGGCATCTTCGAGCGCCGCGCTGACCTTCTTCTTGGTTTTGCTTTCGCCGTACTTTGCGGCGATGTATAACGAGAGTAGTCCCATGCCGTCATTCTACTTTCTTTGGAAACTGGAAGATCTCCGCATCCGGAGGCTCGGGTACCGGACTGATCGATATGACCGGATCCGTCGCGTTCATGAGCGAGACGATGTAGTTGTGGAGCTGCTCAGCAAGAGCCACCTCTGCGTCAGCTTCATCGCTGACGTAGAAGGTGGCCCTTACTTCGTAGTCCACTATGCACTCACCAGGTAGCGCTTGACGCCACTCTGGAAGAATGACATGGCTCCTGTTTCTACGTTCTTCACATAGATTGGATACTTGCTTCGCTTGGTTGCGATGCCTGCGAAGATGTATTCCTTTCCATTGACCTTGAACTTCTTGCCAAGAAGTCCTTCAGGAAGATCGTAGAGGAAGTGTAGAGCAGTGTAGTCCTGGGCCTCACGGCTAGAAAGATTGATTCCGCTTTCGTCGATTGTGGCCAGGTCTGCTGTGATCTTGAGCTCATATCCCATTCCGTACTTGGTAGATACCTTGCCTCGCATGAGACCATGCTTTGCAAAGATTGCCTTGGCTGCCGCCTCAATCTCATCTGTGATTGCTGTCGCAGTCTTCTTATCTACTTCCATGCTTTGTCCTTTCGTTAGTTGTGCTTACCCTCTCATTTTACTTTCTTTAGAAATTGCAGGCGCGAGCCGGGAGACGAAAGGGGTGATATCCCGGCTCGAGCGCGCTGCTGCTAGACGGTGACGAGCCGCCCAGGCTTTGACTCATCGACGCGTGGTGCGCCCTTGAGAGTCACGAAGATGTCGAAGTACACGAGCGATCGATCGTCGCTGAGACGAACGACCTGACTCCCGAGAATGAATCCCGGAGAGCAGGGACACGAGCAGCCGGCTTTCTGCGACCACGTGAACTGACGTTCGAGGTTGACCTGCGGAAGGTACGTCGCAAACAGTGGCTTGAGAATCTTCTTCCATTCTGTGTATGGTCGACGTGTTCGATTCATGAGATCTTCCTTGATGTCGAAGGTCTCGTCTGCCCAGACGTACATTCGCGGCTTCGCAAAATACGAGGACTTGTCACTGTGGTTGTACTTACGTTCTCTGATTACTACCTCTGCTCCAGGGAGCAGGAACTTTGCTTGATTCGTCATTGCTGTTGTCCTTTCGTCGATGTGCTTGCTTGTGAGATCATTTTACAATCTCCAGAATCTTCTAAAGCCCCGGCTGTACGCGGATTCGCGTTCGCGCCAGCCGGGACGTTAGTTCTTCGCTTTCGCGATTATTTGGCCTGAAGGACCGTGTACGAGGATTCGACCAGCGACGCCTCATACGCTTCAGGGAATGCTGTCTTGAGAAGCTCGCGATCGATCTTGCTCAGGTTGCGATGTGCGACTCGAACGCGCTCGACTCCATTGATGAAGCCAATCTTGTTGCCATTGAGTGCCTCGCGTAGAGTGTTCTCTGCCGCTTGCTTCTTCGCCTCGAGAGCCTTGATGGCTGCCTTGGCTTCGTTGAACTCGACGATGATTGCTTCCATCGTTGGGTCCAGGTCTGTGATGACTTCGATGATCTCGATCTTCGAGGTCGTGGTGATTGTTGATGTCATTGCTTTCCTTCCGTCGTTGTTTTGGTTGATGTGATCATTTTACTTTCTTTAGAATTAGAAGTCATTCAGCTGGGGGACAGCCCGGCGAAGAGCTGTGTCGATATGAGCATCGTTGTACTCTTCGCTGAAGCGGAATCCGGCGTCAAACGCCAGATGATATACGCGCCAGCGATACCACATGTCTGGATCATTGGCTTTTATACGACCAGTCGCAATAGCTTCATTGAAGGCTTTGCGTAGTTCGTTTGTGTCGATTGGCCTAATGCTCGAGACGAGGTTGTCTAGATCTTTGGATGATACTTTCATTGCTGTCCTTTCGTCGATTATGGCTCCATCTTACTTTCTTTAGAATCTTGGCGAGCCGGCCAAGGTGATGGAGCACCTTGACCGGCCCAAGCTTTAGAATCCCGTTACACGGAGAAAGTCATTGAATGATATCGGGCCAGGTAGATACTTCTTCACTGGCTGTGTCGAATCAGTCGCGCTCACGACAATGACTTGTTGCTCGTCCCAGAGTACGACCGGGATGTCATCGTAGTCCGGCTGGCAGAATGAATTCTCGCCGGCGCTGATGCCGAAGCCAGTTTCTTCTGACCAGTAGTTCTCGATGATCTGCGAGATCGCGATGCGAGTCGCGTACGTGTGATCATTCCAACGTGGCCTTGATGCCGTGAGTGCGCGCTGGAGATCGCGATATCGATCTGCGCCACCCCAATGTGAATACAAGAATACAGGCACTGAGTCCTTGTTCTCCTTGAATCCGATTACCGCTCTGTCGCCCATGTATTTGTCCTTTCGTCTGGGTTGTTGTTGACTTGGTCATTTTACTTTCTTTAGATTGATGCCCTGGAACTTTTACCCTGGGCCAGGGCCTTCCATAATCGGAAGGTGTGGGTCGTTCCAACCCTCGACTTTATTTTACTTTCCTCAGATTCCCGGCAGGGGATCTTGAGTTGGGTCGATGATCTGGCCTTTGCCTTGTGACATCTGGAATGCAACCATCGCTCGATCGCTGTCCGGTGTCTGATCAATGATATCCCACTCTTCGACGTCCCAGTCACTGGTGTCGACGATCACGAGCTGATCGGCAGATCCATAGTTGCCGTCTGCTGCGAAGTAATGAAGTGTTGTCATGTCTGTCCTTTCGGTGTTTGTGCTTACATCTTACTTTCCTCAGAACCTGGCCCGTCTGGCTTTTTGCCCCGGGTCCAGGCCTGAAGTTCTTTATTTACACGAGTCGACGTAGCGCGTTGCATTATGGACAGGCCTAAGCCATTCAACGAGCTTATCGTCTCTCTTTCGTTTGCTTTTTGCTAGCAGCGCTTTAACTAATGCTAAGACGAACAGTGTTATCACTGAGTCTCCTTCCGTTGTTACGCCGGTTCTTGCCAGCCTTCGATCTTCTTCCAGTGGAACTTCTTCCTGCCGTACCACGCCTCGACGTCGTCGAAGTAGTCGAGCAACTCAGCCGTGAGTGCCTGAACCGCCTGCCACTTGGTAGGCGCCCAGGTTACCGGATGATTGCCGTTGACTCGGTACGGGACCCACTGATCTCCCTTTGCTTCTTTCGGGCGGAAGTGGATGGTGCCGAGCAAGATGGGATCGTCATTGCAGTACCGGCCAAACACGTCACACGTCTCGCCGGGGATCCGTGTCTTCGTCATGATGTCAACTATGAATGCCATTGCCTTGTCCTTTCGTTATGTGTATGGCTACATCTTACTTTCTCTAGATTCGCACCTGGAGTCGGAATGCTTCTTCAGCTTCGTCAACGAGTTCATGTGCAACCTCGAATCCATCGAGCTCGCCTTCTTCATCGTCGAAGTTGATGTCTTCCCATCCCTTGATGTCGACACAGTTCTGCTCGATCTGCGCCGCGATCTCACCATCGAAGAACGATGTCGCACCAACGTAGTCGAAGCCTTCGCCCTGATATGACAAGATGAACGTCAACCCCGGGTACATTCCGGAGATTGTCTTGAACGCCGCGATCGGTGGAGACCACGCGGTGAGGAAGCGAAAGCCGACACAGTCATCGTCTTGGCGAGTCATCGACGTCTCAGTCTCCGGCCACTTCGTGTCCCAGTTCGCGACTGACCAGTCATACCAGTCCTTGTACCCGTACATCTTGAGATTGAGTTTCTCACGCTCGGTGTTGGAGCCTGGGAACTTCTTCTCTGTGTCGAGCAGTTCTGCCGGACACGGTACGAGATTCTTGAGAATGTCGTACTCGTCTTCTGACTTTGGATCAGTACTGGCGACGGCCGCGACGAACTTCGCCAGGACCTCCTTGTCACCTGTGATCTCGAGATTGTTTGCGCACCAGTTAGGCATTGCGAACCTCATCGATCTCAATCGTGCGGAACGAACGCTGGATTCGACTGACCATTGCGCCGACTGTCTCGTCTTCGTCCGGGTGGAAGAATAGGGTGATTGTCGCACCTTGAAGCCGGCAGTTGAGCGCCACGTAGTCCTCGTACACGTTCATGTCAAGTGTAGGCACCTCGCCATCCTTGACGTGGAAGCTGTGGGATGTAGTTGTGTATTCACGCATTCGCATGAGGTATGTCCTTTCGTATAGGTTGTTGAGTAGATAATACTTTCTTTAGTTCTCGGACAGGACCTTGATGGCCGCCTTGATCTTTGCGATGTCCGAGAGTTTCGAGGCCATCGAGTCGACTGTGAACTTACGAACCACACGCTCTGTGAGTCCGGCCTGCTTCGCGACGATGTCGACTCCGAGTGAGTTGACCTTGTCGGCCAGCTCCTGCATCGTCAACTTTGGTCCCTCGATCGTGGGCTTGAACGTCTTATTCTTTTCAGCCATGCTTGTCCTTTCGTTTGGTTGATGAGTTCATTATACGTTCTCCAGAATGCTCGCCGGCCAGGGACGCGGAAAGGACAAGTAACACACAATCCCCGGCCTGCGATCTTATGATGCCGCGGTCAGCGCCTTCGCTGCCGCCGCACCAATCTCTGTGGCAACCACTGTTGGGTTGCTCGTGTTTGGAAGCATCACCGCTGACGTGCCAACTGTGATGTGCTTCGCTGTTCGACCGTCATCGATCGGAAGCCAGAGCACGCCGACGCCTGCACGCGTACACGCCTCGACCCAGGCTTTCGCTGCCTTGGTCTCTGCGCCTGTGTAACAGCCGTCACTCACAACGACGAGCAGTCGCGCGCCAGTGCCGTGGATCAAACCGAGTGCACCGTTGAGCGCCTTGAACGCCTTGTCGAAGTTCTCTGTACCGTCAGGTGCAGTGTAGATGTTCACCTTGTCGAGGTGCTGCCCGGGCTTGAGAGTTGGGAAGACGCCTTCGCCGTAGTAGACCATTGCGGCCTTACCTTGCACGCGACGTACCGCCTCGCTCATAACCCACGCTGTCACCGCCATCGGCTCCATCGCTTCTGACATTGAACCGCTGATGTCGACCATCACGCCAATCTTGAGTGTTGGATCGTCGACATGCTTGCGCATCGTTCGCTTCCAAGGCTGCACTTGGCTCATGACGCCTTTGGCTTTGTATGCCGCGCCCTGCACCATCGCACTCGTTCGCAGACGACCAGGAGGCAAGATCGACTTGACTTCTGTTTCGTCACGATCGCGGTACTTCGCCTTCTCGAGCATCTGCGCGACCTTGACTGCCGCGGTGCGTTCTGCACTTGTTGCAGGACGTACTTCGCTCAATGTGCTGCGCGTCTTCGTCGACGCCATTGGACCAGTGCCTTGGCCGAACACGTCACTTGCAACTCGCTCGTGCTCCTGCTCTTGCTTCGCTGCACTGCCGCGTTCTTTTGCGATGTCATTCCACTCTTCAGTGGTCTGCTGATCGCCAAGTTGACCATAGCTGCCAACCTCTGCGTTCTCTGCTGCTTCGCCAAGAGCGTCGAGGATGTCTTGAATATCTTGCGCAGACATTCCGCCTGGCTGACCTTCGCCCTCTTCGTCTTCTTCGTTACCTGCAGCTTCGTTGACAACGCGCACCCACTCACGCGCGAGATCGTAGAGACCTTCGCCCATGTAGTGCTTGTCGTATTCTTGAGCTGAGAGCCAGATGCTGCGAAGCTTGTTGAGAGTTTCTTCGCTGAGTTGCTTGAGCACTGCCGCGCGAAGACCTGTGACGTCTTCTTCTTCGACTGAGCCGGCGTCTACTCGAGCAAGTGTGAGCGCTGCGAGTGCTGCTGCCGCGCGCACGCCATTCTCTGGTAGTGGCTCGTCGTCGATGTCTGCCATCACGATCTGCAAGATGCAGGCGCGTAGGAAGCCGGCGTTCTCAGGATAGATCTCGAGACCCTGACGTTCGATGCGACCCTCTTCGAGAAGAATCATCGCACGGAACTCAGCAGCACTGAGATCTTTCTGTGCCTTGAGAATGTCCCACTGTGAGTAGCGAGCGTGCAGCGCTTCGTGAAAGATCGCGCCAGTTGCCTTAGGCCACTCGAACTGTGTGGAACGTTCGCGTAGGTCGCCAATGTCCGCAGGGTTGAAGCCGGCGCCAAATGCAACGTCGACGTTCACCTCAACCTCGGCTGTTGCCGGGGTGAAGCATGCCGGGGCTGGACCACCAGCACCAGGGCCAACGTAGGCGATAATGTCTGCGCGTCCTGACCAGATGTTTGTGATCTGGCCAATCTGCGAGCCAACAATCAACCACTTGGGGTCAGTTGCCTCTGCCTTTGAAGTTCGTTTGTAATCAATATGTCCCATGTGTTCTTGTCCTTTCGTATGGGTATAGGTTCATTTTACATTCTTTAGTTTCCACAGGGCAGCCCCAACCTACTAGGGCTGCCCCGGGAAGATCGTTAGATCTTGGCTGGTCGACACTCTTCGCCGAAGACTCGGGTGAAGACGTCCGCAACCACTGGTCGATCGATCTCGGGAGAAGCGGCGAGCAGGTTCGCAATTGCGAACTTGGTACCGAACTCCTTGGACAGATCGCGGAAGGCGAGGAGCTCGCGCATCTGCGGAGCCCAAGACACTTCGTTCGACTGCTGCTTCTTGCTCAGGTTCTGAGCCGCAGTGACGATCGGAGTTGGTGCGCCAAGCTTGCGCGCAAGATTCCAATCTGTTGTCATCTCTGCCTGAACTGTGAAGCGTGACAGGAGGGCCTCGGAGAGACGTACGCCTGGTGCATTCGGGTTCGTTGCTGCGATGACATAGAAGCCATCCTTGGCCTTCACTGTGCCGCGCTCAGGATTGGCTGTGACGGAATACTCACGTCGACCATCCATCAAGCCATACACAATCGACAAGACCTTAGGGTCGATAAGACCAATCTCGTCGATGAGTAATGCGCCACCTGATTCCGCCGCCTTGAGCAGTGGACCATCTTCCCAAAGGAAGCCACCGCTTGGTGTCTGCACATAACCGCCAACAAGGTCAGCAACTTCAGTGTCGCCTGAGCCGAGGACAGTGTGCATTCCACCGGGCTGATCGCAGAAGGCTGCCTCAACGAGTGCAGTCTTGCCGCAACCTGGAGCGCCATAGAGCAGGATGTAGCTGTTCATTGCGCGCGCCTTGCGAAGGACCATGACGTCGTCATGCTCACCCCACTTGCGTGTGTAGTAGGCCTCGCCATTTGGACGCATGAACTTCTCGTCCGCGATCATCGCATCTGTTGATGTCATAGCTGGCTTCTTCTTTGGAGCAGATGAACGAGCTGTTGCTCGGCCACCTGGAGTGATTAGTCGATCCAGAGTCCCTTTGGCCTCTGCATCAAATGTCTGGGCCGCGACGCCGGCGAGAATACTCGCCAGACCGGGGCTCAGCTTTTCGTAGGTTGTTGCTGCTGTCATTGTGTTGTGTCCTTTACGTAGGTTGTTGTGTAGATATTACAATCTTTAGATTGCCTCTGGAACGATGAATTCTTTCGGGAACCCAAGTTGCTTGCGAACTTTCCAGATTCGACCAAAGACCTTGTATGGTGTCTTTGAAAGACGTACACACTCGAGGTCTTCAGGTGTAACCTCGACAACGATTGGAGCCTTGCGAAGCTTCCAGCCATTGGACTCGAGACTCACGAACAGTGGATCAGAGAACTGCAGGATCTTCTCGATCGCCGCGGCTGTCGTTGTTACCGCTGCACGAGCATTCGCGACTGTCACCGCGTTGGCAACAAGGCGCCAGGTCTTACGTGGCGTGATGTTGTTGATGCGACGTCGATACATTGAGAGCGGCAAGATCTGGTGAGATGATGCTAGGCCTTCAGGCATAAACAAGATCTGAGTTGTTGAACTCTGACCTGGCTTATAGAACTCCAGATACACGGCGAAGCCGGACGTAGGAAGTTGGGTTGTCATTACGTTGTCCTTTCGGTAGGTTGTGTGAGCTCATCTTATATTCTTTAGTTTTAGATCTCAGCCGCCCACTCTGCTGGATATAAAAGTGGCGAGGCACAGTCGATACAGACCGGCCAGCCAACGTCATTGATTCCTGTGATGATCACGCACGGAAGAATCTGATCAAGTTCGGAGAGAACTCCGATGACCATTCCACAGTTCGAGCATTCGTCACCGTCGATCGTGAAATCGTAGATGTCTTCGTACCCGAGCTCAATCGCGTCTTCGATTGTCTCGACGACGTACACAGATAGATCGTGTTTCATAGACGAGCACACTATCGCAAGTGTGCCCGTCTATCAGGGGTTTACGGCTTGCTGATCTCGTGAATCTTCGCGAGCTTTGTCTCTAGCGCTTCGATTCGATCGAACAGCGGCTTGATGGTTTGCTCGATCTGCGAGTACAGCGATGGGCTTACGGCAGCCGTCTGAACAACGCTGGCCTTGACCTTGCCTGACTTCTTCTTCTTTGACTTGTGGTAAGGGTGGCTCTTGACCGAGTCCGGCACGTCGACGATCTTCGCACGGGTTCGTGGAATGTTGATTCTCGATGCGTACAGCACCGAGTTACGCCCCTGTGGACGACCGTTGCTGCGGACACGGAACTGACGCTCGGCGTCGGTCTCGATACGTGCGCTGATCTTGCCCTCTTGCGCCAGCTCGGCGAGAACGGCCGCGACGTATTCGCGGGCGAACTTTCGTCCGAGTGACTTTGTCATGAGGACCGTGATCTCGTTAATGGTCAGTGGTTGATCACTGTCCTTGACGATTGACACGATGGAGTCACGGGTCTGTTGACCCTTGGCCATTCTCGTCTCGAGTGACTTCTGTAGGTATTTCGGTATGGTCTTTGACATAATCAGTCCTTTTGTCTTGATGTTGATATGATCATTATATCTTGGGTTTTCCCAAAACGCGTGATCAACGTGAAGTATCTTATATTCTTTAGTTTTGCATCTTCAGTGAAAACGAACCAGTCTCCCGTCCGAGTCGAGCAAGTGTTGACTCGTTCGGAACTCCATCGGCGTCGGATCCAACGAGACCGATACGTCGTTGAAATCGAGCATACGCCTGCTGTGTTCGCTCGTCGAACCGGCAGAACTCGTGATTCTTCAGGTCGTAGTGAACGATCAGCGCGCGTTGCACGTGCTCGATTGTCGGGTGCTTCTTTCCGGGACGTACCTGTGACCCAAGCACAAGTGGCAGCCCGTCTGTATTTTTTGCGCCCCTTACAGGCCTGGCTTTAAAATTCGGCCTTCCGAACCCGATGACCTGATATTTCCAGCGCGTTCTCTCGAATACACCGTCATTGTCTTTTGAGGCCTTGGGCAGGCCTGAAGAGATTCCGGCCTCGATCGAGATAAATGTACCGTCGGTCTTCCAGCTACCTACATCCGTCACAATCCCGACGTGGGGCATCCCAAACGGGCCCGTCATTGAAAATGAGAAGAAGACGATATCCCCAGGCCTAGGCTTAAACTTGAGCCGTCGGTCGGACGCGAACTCCGTTATCGCGTTTGGGCTGTACACACAGGCCGGGATGTTGAGCCCAGCCTCGCGGGCCACACAGTCGATAAAAGATCCGGACCACGGAACACCCGTCCCGTTGTAACCCGTCTTTGCCGAGAAGTCGTCCCGTCCGCCAGGTAACGTCCGGTAGCCGAGATACCGACGTGCCGTCTCGATGAAATGTTCAGCCGTCATGAGATCATATTACCGGCCGGGTCGATCTTTGCGGTCCAGCCGCCGTCTTTATCGCCGACGTATAGGCAGCCGTCACCGTTCGTGTTCCAGGCGAACTCACAGCAGGACCTGCCGTCTGTGCGGTCCAGCTCCGTCGCTGACATCGAGTGAAACATGCTCTGTGGCCTGAAGACGCCGGGCAGCGCCCGGGCGACGGCCAGCGCGCAGTCGTGGCAGAGCGCGACAAAGGCGAAGGTAGGTGCGGCGTCGAGCGCCTCGTCCGTGAACTCGCCGTAGCCGCCGGTGAAGTTAAGACACCAGCCGGACTCGACCTGGATGTAACCTGAGACGGTCACGTCCTCGAGCGGCTCGTTCTTGAAGCTGAAGATCTGGAGGTCTCCTCCGCAGTTGTCACACTCGCCCGTCAGCATCATGAGAGGATTATATTTTCTTTAGTTTTATAAGTTACCCGTGAGTAACTTACTGAGGATCGTCTCGGCGAGGTTTGCACGCGCCGTGATCCGGATGTGCTCTTCTCTCGTCTTCGCGGCCTCGACATCTGAAAGTAAAAGATCCAGCAGCGTTCGAACATCTTCTGTCAAGTTTTCTTTGGACAACCTATTCCTCAACGATCTCAGCGTCTTGAATGTCACTCTGAGCGTCGTTGTTATCTACCTGAACACCGGCCTCGGCGAGTCGCGCCGCAACCTCAATCGCACCCGTCGCCAGGCGCTGGAGGCGCTCGGCCACGATCTGAGCCGGCGGACGTCCGTCCGACACCTCGATACGTGCATCGAACTCTACACCGCCGCGGACTCCCGCGCGGTCGAGGATCTCGGTTGAGGCCTTGAGCTTGACCGGCTCGGACTGCGCGTTCTCCATCAGATCTTCGAGAACATCGACGGCGTACGGCGCCGCCTGCGTCAGCTTTGCACGTGCACGTTCGACATCTTCTCCGGGCTTACGTGAGACGGACCCGAGGTGGATCCGGCAGAGTCCGTCGTCCGCCGCGCGACCGGAGGACCAGAGCATACAGCGGATCCCGTCTTCCTTGACGTGCCTACAGCGATGAGGCATCGCGGCTGGTTTCTTTCTGCTGCCGGCGGGAAGGCCGCCCTCGTTCTGCTCCTTGATCCAGTTGCGCGTGGCGCCGATGACCCAGGGTGGAACGAGGTAGTCGGCCGCCGACTCGGCCATCAGGTCAAGACCCGTCAGGTAGTCGGAGTTGATGTGGTCCGGGTCGACGAGGATGGGCTTCTTCTCCGTGAGAGACATGACCCGTCGAGCCTTGGCCATCTCGTTTGAACGAGCCTGGATGAGACCGGTCGGAACGCCGTTCGAGGCGTAGACCGGGTCCCAGCCCATCTTGTTCCCACGTAGGATCGCCCGGTTCTCGTAGGTGTCCTGGCAGATGCCCTTCTCAACCTCTTCAATGCCGAGAGCCGTTAGATCTGGGCGGATGTTGATCGGAGAGTCAACCTGAAGTTCTGGACGTTCGGGAGTAGATTCTGGATCAAAGACAAGGTCTGACATGTGTTCCTAGGTAGAGGTTGGTGTTAAGCCCCGTCCGACGGGGAGAGGGCGAACTCGGACGGAGCTTAACGGTTTGTAGCTTACTTACCGCCGAAGAGTCTCTTCAATAGTGACTTCTTCTTGGTGGGCGCGGACGTCCAGGAACTCGCCACTGGCGCGGGAGCCGGTGCTGAAGTCGCAAAGGTTCCTTTCGCCAGTTCTTCTGGACGAGCTGTTGCTGGAGCTACTTTCTTCGGTGAAGCTGCTTTCTTAGCTGGAGCTGCTTTCTTCTTTGCAGGCGCCTTCTTAGCTGCTGGCTTCTTAGCTGATGTACTCATTTCTCTCCTCTGTTGGGTGTACTTACTTTGAGCCGCGGCCAAATGCTGCGTCATTGGAGTTTACCCAACGGAGCAACACAGGGAGTACGGCGGCAACACCGGCCTTGACAATGTCACTTGGGTTTGTGTTACCCGTCATGTACACTGCAAGTCCTGCGCCGATGAATGATCGGGCCCAGGATGCGGCCATTGCTTGGATTTTTGGGCTTATGTTCATTTGGTGAACCTTTGCTTTCTGGACTACTACGTCCAGGGATCAATCTAAAACCAAAGCCCGAGGGGTGTGTTTGAAAGAATTTTCAGCATAGTTTGGGGCTTGGGCGGGATCTCTTTTAGAAACAAAGGATTTCAGGGCCGAGCCAGGGCAAAATAAAAATGCTTCTGGGAAAGTGAAAATTGCGCCGATCGTGGCCTATTCGGCTAACCGTCTTGCTCAGCACCGACAATGATCTCGACCCATGAAGCGGGAAGGATCTCAGACACGATCAGACGCAATTTTCTGACAGTAGATCCAAGTGCAAGATGAATCTACTTATCGAGCCCTCGGTCAGGATTGAACTGACGACCTACCGCTTACAAGGCGGTTGCTCTACCACTGAGCTACAAGGGCGGATCTACTAAC